ACAGGCTCTTGCCATGCTGCGCAAGGGTACATCGCCGGAAGAAATCCGCTGGACTGGCGCTGATGCGTTCTTGCAGGGCAAGCCAACTGTCACCAAGGAAGAGCTTGTTGATTACCTGAATAAGAACCGTGTTCAATTGGACGAAGTCCGCCTTGGTGGCGAGAAGCCAAAGGCTATCAACTACCTTAATCAGGTTGATAAAGACATCCTTGAGCGTTACCAGCCGAAGCTTGATGC